GTCTGATGCCACTTAAAGGAAAACAGTACAAGATTGATGTTGATGGTGATAAGAAAATCACCAGAAAAGATTTCTTGCTAATTGCTGCTAGAAAGAAAAAAATGAAAAAAGATAAAAAATGAAACTTAGTAATGCAAATGTAAAAGTTCTTCTAAACGCACTTGATTTGCGTTTACGTATGGGAGAACTTACACCAAAACAATACAAACAAGAAAAAGATCAGATTTTAAATTTCTATTCAAATCGTGCTAGTTTAAAAATAAAGAATGGAAATAAATCTGCCTAATCTACCAGATACAGATTATATTCTTATACCACCTACAACAATTTTTTATCCACCTGTGGCAGAAGTTCCGTACCTAGATCCTGTACTTCTTCCAAGTCTGGAACAGGTAGAGTCGGGTTTGGGAGATCAGGAATCTTCTGTTGAAGAAGAAAAAGCATCTTCAACGGAGGAAGTGTCAGGAGTAACACCAGAGACAATACCGAAAGACCTGCCAGAAACCACAGAAACTTTATCAAATGAAGAAGGGATAGCTACGTTTAATTTACCATTTTTCGGTGAAATGCCCATACCTGCACCAGAGGTCATTGCCTCCTCTGTGATCGCTGCTGGAACTGCAAGTATTGTGAGTGTGGCGGGCGGGATTGCTATGCAATCAGTATTAGCTTTTATCAAGAAAACATTTAAGAAAATCTTTACTAAAATTCTTAAAAAAGAAGTCGCAAATGTGAAAGAAAAGATGGATAATAATAAAGGTAGCTAGAGTTCACATACCTGTACTATGTGGTGTCTAAACTAGCTACTTAAATTTTTCTTTATTTGCTTTTACATAACTTCGTATATTGATTACATCACTACAAATATATGCGAACTTAGATTCAGGGTTTATCATGTAGCCTGATGCGTGAAGCTGACTACATTTCAAAATACGAACTAGCTGTTTATCATGCACTTGCTTGTCTAGTTCTTCTATGGCTAACTCTAGCTTCACTTTGGATAATTCATTACAGGTTTGATTATCTCCTAGTGGAATCATAAAAGACATTTGTACTCCCCAACCTTCATTGATGCTATATGTTTCTTCTCCCTGTGCATCATTACCTGTATAAAAAGGAGTTATTGCCATAGTTGGTTGGCTACATACTAAATTGCCAAACTGTTGTTTACCTGTCATTCCATTATTAATATTCATATTCTGGTTGATAATACTTGAATTACCAATCGCACTTGGTTGAGCCTGTACGTTTGTATCGCCTTCGGCTTTTACCTGATTACTGGCTAAACACAGACAAGCTAGTAATAACGCTTGTAGTCGTGATCGTATCATTCTGAGTAATTTGTTCTGTTAATGCACCAGCAGCCCTTGTAGTTGTGCTTAAAGTCCACTCAGCAGTACTATCTGTTGGAGTAAATACTGCATCTGTAGCTGTAATTCCTCCACTTGTGTCTGAAGTTACAGTTATATTTGTAGCTTCATAAGTATTTAAAGCAGAACCATATTTTTCAGTTACGATACTGCGAGTTATGGTTTGAGTAATGTTTTCAGTTCTGTTACTAGAACCAGTAGTCCAAGAAGGAACTCCGTTTGCATAGCAAGGTGCAGCTAGAAACAAACCTAATAAAAGTAATTTTTTCATTTGGTGGTTGGTTTATTGTTCTTACTATCCACTATAGTATCTTTTTTCTTTTTTATCTGAAAACCTAGTGATGCAGTAGAAGCTGAAAAAATACTTGCAATAAATGTCGGGTCAAAATCTACTATTTTTTTACCAGAAGGAGGTTCGTAGTATGAGAGAGATAATAGCGTTGCTGACCATAAAAGCACACAAACTTTGACTATGGTTTCGACTTTACTAGGTTCTTGATCTTCCATAGAAGTGCAAACTCTTGTCTAATACTAGCAATGTAGCTATGTTTGGAAAGTAACACAAGATTATTATGCTCAAACTCTTAAAACCAATACTACTAAAATTCTTTACTACAACTGCTGTAAAGAGATTAGTAGTCGATCTCCTTAGAGCTATCTGCAAACAAACTACCAACACGCTAGATGATCGTGCTGTGGATATGTTGGAGCAACAGTTGTTTCCTAAGATGAACTAATATGAACCATAAAGAGTTTTTTAAGATCCTTGTTGGCAACCCACCGCCAGAAGTAGAGTTTGAAATTGAAGTCAAGCAACGTGAAACAGAACAAATGCCCGAAGAAACTGTAAGGGCATACTGTTTAGACCTAGTTAAATACACCAAACTACAGGATTTGCTTTTAACTTCAGCAATAATGCGTATATCAGACATAGAAACCAAGCTATATCGCTATGAAAAAGGTATGAAACTA